TGCTAAAAAGATGTTTACAGATAAAATTGTACCAATCTCGGTTAATTACCCATTCTTTTTCAAACCAATACAAGATGGTATGGACCGACCGAAAACTGAACTTGCTTACAGAGTCCCCGCATCTAAGTTTACAAGAAAAAAACTTGACTCAAATGAAAGGCTTGAAGAAATGGTTGGACTCGATACAACTATTGACTGGAAAAATACTGGTGACAACTCCTATGACGGTGAAAAGCTTATGCTCCTTGTACATGATGAGGCTGGAAAATGGGAAAGACCTGAAAACATACTTAATAACTGGAGGGTAACAAAAACAACATTAAGATTAGGTAGTAGAATAATTGGTAAGTGTATGATGGGATCAACATCAAACGCTTTAGATAAAGGAGGTAGAAACTACAAGAAACTATACGATGGATCAAATGTCACAAAAAGAAACCGCAATGGACAGACTAGCTCAGGATTATATAGCTTGTTCATACCTATGGAATGGAACTACGAAGGTTACATCGATACTTATGGATACCCTGTCTTTGACACTCCGAAGTCCCCAGTTAAGGGAATCGATGAACAAGAGATTGAAATCGGTGTCATTGAGCATTGGGAGAATGAAGTAGATGGCCTTAAGGACGATCCTGATGGACTTAACGAACTTTACAGACAATTTCCACGTACAGAGAAGCATGCGTTCAGAGATGAAACAAAAGAATCTTTATTTAATCTAACTAAAATTTACGAACAAATAGATTACAACGAGGACTTAAAACGTTCAGGAGTAGTTACTCAGGGTAATTTTCACTGGGAAGATGGGATTAAAGATGGTAAGGTTAGGTTTGTTCCAAGTAAACAAGGAAGGTTTATGGTTTCTTGGGTGCCTAAACCAAATCAACAAAATGCGATTGTTATAAAAAATGGAATGAAGTTTCCAGCTAATGAACACATGGGAGCTTTTGGTTGTGACAGTTACGATATATCAGGAACAGTGGATGGAAGAGGCTCTAAAGGATCTCTTCATGGTTTAACTAAATTTACGATGGATAACGCACCATCAAATTTATTCTTTTTAGAATATATATCTAGACCTCCAACCGCTGAAATATTCTTTGAAGATGTTCTCATGGCTTGTGTATTTTATGGTATGCCAATACTTGCAGAGAATAATAAACCAAGACTTTTATATTATTTTAAAAGAAGAGGTTATAGAGGATTTTCAATGAACAGACCAGATAAGACAATGCATAAGTTGTCAGTTACAGAAAAAGAAATAGGCGGAATACCAAATTCAAGTGAAGATATAAAGCAGGCTCATGCAGCTGCTATTGAAGCTTACATTGAAATGTTTGTAGGTTATAACAATGAGCAGTATGGAACGATGTATTTTCAAAGAACACTTGAAGATTGGGCTTCATTTAATATAAATGATAGAACAAAACATGATGCCTCGATTAGTTCGGGATTAGCTATTATGGCTTGTAATAAAAACAAATACAGACCCATTGCCGAAACAATAAAGCAACCTTTGAATTTAAGCTTTTCAAAGTATGATAATAGAGGCAATGAATCAAAAATAATTAATAGATGAAATTAAACACTGGTATCAATAGTGCGTTTCCAAGTCAGATGGTATCTGAAGGGGAAAAGAAAACTGAAGAATATGGTTTGTTAGTTGGACAAGCTATTGAATACGAATGGTTTAGAGGAGGAAGAGTTAATGGTAGTAGGTGGAATACAGGTTATCAGCAGTTTCATAATCTTAGATTATATGCTAGAGGAGAACAAAACGTTCAAAAATATAAAGATGAATTGTCTATTAATGGCGATTTGTCTTATTTAAATTTAGACTGGAAGCCAGTACCAATTATACCTAAGTTTGTAGATATAGTTGTAAATGGTATTTCAGCTAAAAACTATGAAATAAAAGCTTTTGCCCAAGATCCATTTTCTTTAAAACAAAGAACTGATTATGCTTCAAGTATAATGAGAGATATGGGTGCTAAACAAGAAATACTAGCATTAGAACAAGCCACAGGTGTTAATACATTTAACACACCTAATCCAGAAGATCTTCCTGAGTCACCAGAGGAATTAGAAATTCATTTACAACTTGACTACAAACAAAGTATTGAAATAGCTAATGAAGAGGTTATAAACAATGTTTTAGATTTTAACAAGTACAAGCTAGTTAATAAAAGAATTAATGAAGACATTGTTACTATAGGTATTGGGGCTGTTAAAACAAGTTTTAATAAATCTAACGGTGTTGTGGTTGAATATGTCGATCCTTCTAATTTAATTTATTCTTACACAAATGATCCTAATTTTGAAGATATATACTATGTAGGCGAGATTAAGTCAATGACTCTAGCTGAAATTAAAAAAACTTGGCCATATTTAACTGAAGATGAACTTCAAAAAATGGTTAAATACCCTGGTCGTGATGGTTATATAGCTAACCCTAATTATGATAATGATTTAGTTCAAATATTATTTTTTGAATACAAAACTTTTATAGATCAAGTATTTAAGATAAAAAAGACTGATCAAGGTTTAGAAAAAACATTACAAAAATCTGATTCATTCAACCCACCTGAAAGTGATAACTTTGATAGGGTTTCAAGAAGTATAGAGGTTTTATTTACAGGTGCTAAAGTAATGGGTGTTCCACAGATGTTAGAATGGAAATTAGCTGAAAATATGACAAGACCTAAAAGTGATTTAACTAAGGTCAATATGAATTATGCTATATGTGCACCTAATTTATATCAAGGACGTATAGAATCATTAGTTAGTCGTGTTACTAGTTTTGCAGACATGATACAATTAACATCGTTAAAATTACAACAAGTAATTCAACGTATGGTTCCAGATGGAGTGTTTGTAGATGTTGATGGTTTAGCTGAAGTTGATTTAGGTAACGGAACAAACTATAATCCACAGGAAGCGTTGAATATGTATTTCCAAACTGGATCTATTGTTGGTAGATCATTAACTCAAGATGGTGATCCTAATAGAGGTAAAGTACCTATTCAAGAATTACAGTCATCAAGTGCTAATGGAAAAATACAATCACTTGTATCAACCTATCAGTATTATTTGCAAATGATAAGAGATGTAACTGGACTTAATGAAGCAAGAGATGGTACTATGCCAGATCCTAATGCTTTAGTTGGTTTGCAAAAAATGGCTGCTAATGCATCTAACGTTGCAACAAGACATATATTAGACGCTAGTTTATATTTAACAGTAAGAGTTTGTGAAAACATTAGTTTAAGAGTTGCTGATATGATGGACTTTGCATTAACTAATAATGCTTTAAAATCTACTATTGGTATATTTAATACTAAAACTTTAAAAGAAATAGATACATTGCATTTATATGATTTTGGTATTTTCTTAGAGTTGGAACCTGAAGATGAAGAAAAAGCTATGATAGAGCAAAATATTCAAATGGCTTTACAACAAAACCAAATATACTTAGAAGACGCAATTGATATTAGAAACATTAAAAATACTGCTTTAGGTAATCAAGTTTTAAAATATAGAAGAAAAAAGAAGCAGCAACAAGATCAACAAGCTCAACAAAGTCAAATCGAAGCTCAAGGACAATCTCAACAACAAGCCAGTGAAGCTGCCGCAATGCAAGAAGTGCAAAAGCAAGAAGCAATGACTCAGTCTAAAGTTCAATTAGAACAAGCTAAATCTCAATTTGAAATACAAAGAATGCAAACAGAGGCTGAAATAAAAAGACAGTTAATGGCTGAAGAGTTTCAGTATGACATGCAACTAGCTCAAGTACAGATGCAAGCTACTAAGACTAAAGAAGCTGAAGTAGAAAATCGTAAAGATAAAAGAACTCAAATACAAGCAACACAACAATCTAAAATGATAGATCAAAGACAAAATGATTTATTGCCTACAGATTTTGAATCCACTCAAGACAATTCAGGTGGATTAGGTTTAGAGCAAATGGCTCTATAAACCATTATTAATTTTTATTATATTATATTATGTCAGAACAAGTACAACAAGAAGGTACGTTTAAAATTAAACGTAAACCAAAACAATTGGTAAAAGACGATATTATTAAAGTCGATTTATCAAAAAAACAAGAGGAACCTAAAAAAGAAACAGATGCCATTCAAGTCGGAAAAACAGAGGAAGTGGTTGTGGGCGAACAAACCGGAGATAGCCCTAAGGTGGACAAACCAGTACCAGAGCCCAGCCCGGTTTCTGAAATTAAAGAAAAAGAAGAAGTAAAACCTATTGAAGAAGTTGTTGAAGAAGAAATACAACAAATAGGTGAAAAAATAGAAGAAAAAGTTATTGCTCCAACACCTGAAGAGGCGAGAGAAATAGCTACATTACCTGAAAACATCGAAAAAGTCGTAGACTTTATGAAAGAAACAGGTGGAACGTTAGAGGATTATGTTAGATTAAATGCTGACTATTCTAATGTAGATAATGATACTCTTTTAAGAGAGTATTACAAACAAGCCAAATCACACTTAGATTCAAGTGAAGTTAACTTCATGATTGAAGATAACTTTTCGTTTGATGAAGAAGTGGACGAGGAACGTGAGGTTCGTAAAAAGAAACTCGCTTATAAAGAAGAGGTTGCAAAAGCCAAAGGGCATTTAGAAGGATTAAAAAGTAAATACTACGAGGAAATCAAGTTGAGACCCGGAGTTACTCAAGATCAGAAAAAAGCCACTGACTTTTTTAACCGCTACAATGAAGAGCAAAACACAGCTCAACAACAACATGAAGATTTTAAATCTAATACTAAAGATTATTTCTCTAAAGATTTCAAAGGTTTTGACATCAATGTAGGAGAAAAGAAATTTAGATATGGGGTTAAAAATCCAAGTGAAGTTGCGACTAAACAATCGAATATTACAAATACAGTTAAGAAGTTCTTAGATGATAAAGGTAATGTAAAGGATGTTAAAGGTTATCACAAAGCTATGTATGCCGCTGAAAACGTTGATACTATCGCACAACACTTCTACGAGCAAGGGAAATCCGATGCTATAAGAGATGTTGCGTCACAGTCTAAAAACATAACAGATGAAATTAGGACAAGTCCTAATAACGATGTTTTTGTTGGCGGATTAAAAGTTAAAGCTATCAGTGGTCTTGATTCTACTAAATTGAAGATTAAAACAAGAAAATTTAACTAAAAACAAAACAATTAATTACTATGGGACAAATTTCTCCTGTGTTTGGAAGCATTATACCTTCCCAATCACAATTGTTACTTGCTAATAACTACTTAGCATTTAACGCGGGTGCAAATGATTTTGCACAACAATACCTACCTGAGGTTTATGAAGCTGAGGTAGAAAGATACGGAAACAGAACTTTAAACGGTTTCCTAAGAATGGTTGGCGCTGAAATGCCAATGTCGTCTGATCAAGTTATCTGGTCAGAACAAAACAGATTACACATTGCTTATACAGCTGTGCAAAATCCAACTGCTGCAGGTGGTGCTGGTGTTACATTTACATTTGTAACTGGTGGTGCTACTACAGTTCAAAATGCTATTTTTGCAAATGATACTATCGTTGTAATGAATCCTACTACAGGAGTTACAGTGAAAGGTGTTGTTGGAGCAAGCGCTAATAATGCTGCTTTAACATTAGCAACTATTACTGCCTACCCTTTCCAAGCTGCTAACTGGGATGCGTTAGGGAATCAAGTTGCAAACCTTAAAATGTTTGTATATGGTTCTGTATTTGCAAAAGGTACAGTTGGAGCTACTGCTCAAGGTGGTGCTGCTGGATCTGTTAAATCAATCCAACCTTCATTCACTCAATTCTCTAATCAACCAATTATCATAAAAGATTCATTCCAAATTAATGGTTCTGATATGGCTCAAATCGGTTGGGTAGAAGTTGCTACTGAAGATGGTACATCAGGATACTTATGGTATCTAAAATCTGAGTCTGAAACAAGATTACGTTTTGATGACTACTTAGAGATGTCAATGGTTGAAGGTGAATTAGCTGCTGCTGCTGCAGGAGTTAACTTTAGCGCAAGTGGTGCTGCTGTACCAGGATTTACTGCTGCTGCAGGAGCTTCTGTTGCACATGGTACTCAAGGTCTTTTTGCTGCTATTCAAGCAAGAGGTAACGTAATGGCGGGCTTCTCTGGAGGTACTGGTATTTCTGACTTTGATCAAGTGCTTAAGAATCTTGACACTCAAGGAGCTATCGAAGAAAACATGCTTTTCTTAAATAGATCTTTGGATTTAGATTTTGATGATATGCTAGGGCAAATCTCTGCTGGACAAGCTGGAGGTACTGCTTATGGTTTATTTGAAAACT